ATCGTGATTTTAGCGGCGGCAGGGGTTTGATGGCTAGCATTGACAGGCAGTTGGGGATTCCCGCTAAATCCGTCTCAGATATAGCCGCTAAAATAAAGGCAGAGGAAAACAAGATAGCGGGATTAGAGGAAGCCGTTAAGAAACCGTGGGGAAAAGAGGATGAACTTAATGCGGCTCAGGCAGAGGTTAATGATCTGCAGAGACAATTAGTTGAAAAAGCTAAAGCTGAGGATATTCAGTTAGAATCAACTCTTGACGTTGATGGTACGTTGGTAAAAGAGGAAGGAGAGACTCGATTTCGATTCATGGGAGTAGAT